GTAAAGAAGTTGCCATGATCCGCAAAGAGATGCCGCTTAAACCGGAGGACAACCGTGTCTGGAGCAAAGAGGAAATCGAAAAACTATTCGCTGATGACGTCGCGTCTTTTGAACGTGGTGTTCTACGACTTGTTCCCGGCGTTGTTGGCAGGCAAGGCGCTTTTGACGCTCTTGTCTCTATAAGTTTCAACTTTGGCCTTGGCAACCTGCAACGCTCGACCATCCGCATGAAGGCCAACCGAGGCGACTGGGAAGGCGCAGCCGAGGCGTTCATGGCTTGGACCAAGGGTGGCGGCAAAGTGCTGCCGGGACTCGTCAAGCGCCGTGAAGCCGAGCGTGCGCTGTTCCTGAGTTAATTGGCGTACGCCGCGCAGGCGGCTAGGAACGCCATCCACAGCATCCCCAAGAACGCCATCAGCATCCAGTACGCCAGTCGTCTGAGCTGATGGCGCCAGATGCTGGGTGGCAGCGGGTCATCGGACTTTGTGCGTTTGCCGATTTTGGCGACTTGGTCTGTCATTTTCTTCTCCTTGCATCAGGCCGAGGGCAGTTATCTGGTGGCACGACAACACACCAGATGGCGCTGGGCATTCCCGTGCCGCCAAAGTGTGTCCACCTGTCGATGTATGCGTCCGGCATCATCTTGAGGATTCGGCGCACGTTGCCGGGTTCGCGGTTCAGGTTGTTGGCAATCGTGCCCACGTCCATGCCATCCGAGTTGGCTCTGAGCAGTGCGCGAACCGAGTGTGTTGTGTTTGTTCTCATGCAACGATGACCCACTGTGTCTTTGGTTTCTTGTAGTGAACGCCCCACTTGGTGCGGTCTTTGGGATGAGGGCAGTCCTCTGGCACAGGCACTGCGACCCACACCTTCTCGTACTGACCCCGCCCACCCATGCGCCAGCGGTCAACATACACATCGGGCATGGCTCGCAAAGAAGTGCGTACATTAGCTGGGTGCATGTTCAGCACCGCCGCGATTTCTAGTGGCGACATGCCGTTTGGTCTTGTACGAAGTAGAGTGCGGATTTTCTTTTGACGCACAGGGGTCATTTCTTCTCCAAAACAACACGCTCCAGCACTTCCATAGACTGAAGGATGTAGTCAGTCAAGTAGTCAGGCAGTCGGCTTTGTTGGCTGTACGCCCACGACTCCAGCGCGGACAGCAGTTTGATTGCTTGCAGGGCTTCTTCTTTAGTCATTTGATAATCCTCATGAACACGCCGCACTTGGCGCACTTGTAAATTGGTTGCCCCTCGACAGGTTCCCAGCGGTGTTTGCACTCAATCATCTTCATCTTCCTCCATGTGTTCTTGAAGCAGTTGCGCCTTCACGATGTCGAGACAGCCCAGAGCGGTCGGCAGCAGGATTGCATCGTCATACCCGTGTACGACATCCAGCAACTCATCCACCAGCTTCTGGGTCAGCGACCCTTGGTAGTCGTAGGTCATGCTTGTCCCCTTGCTCGGATGGCGGTGGCGATTGCATCGTACTTTTCCTGCGTTGTATGCCCGTCCCATTCACCCAGATATTGGGGCAAATGCTCAAACATCCACGCATCGCTATCGTGGTAATGCCACGATGCCTGCCCCCAAGGGAAGTCGATGTAGACGCAGCCATGCCACGCCTCATCCCAGCCTTCAATGGCGGTCTTTGCTTTGCCTGCTGGAAAACAAGTTGAGAGTAGCGCCACAAGCTGGTTGCGCTCTTTGTAAGCTGCGTCTTTTGCCACACGCTCCTCTGCAATCGCCCGTCTTGCAATATCAACAGCATGAACAGCAAACTCCTCACGCTCTGCTGCGGCAACAAGGGCGGCAAAGGCTTCAATACCTCGCATAACATGGTCGTGAGGCATTAAATGAGGGCTGTTCACAATAAGGCCAGCCTCCCGCGCCATGCGGATGATGTCTTCTCTGTTCATATTAGATTCCCATCTCCTTCAATGCCGCTTGCAGTCCAGCCAAGCCGCCGACACGCTGGCCTTCGATAAAAATCTGTGGCATCTGCCGCACTTCAGGGTGAGCCTTGAGCATCTTCTCAAACTCAAACTCGTCCGTTTGGTCGTGCATCTCGATGTACCCAAGCCCTTTGCTTGCCAGCAGGTTCTTGGCCGTCACGCACGCTGGACATCCGTGCTTGGTAAAAATTGTGATGTTCATGTGTTCTTCTCCTTTCGTGGCGCACAAACTGCATGACCTTTTCCAATTTGAGGCAAGATGCTTTCTCTTGCCTTGTAGCAATCTTCTTGGGTCTTGTATTCGTATTCGCGCTGCATGTGGCAAATAGCAAAAGACATCCCAAAACACACTGAAAGAATCCAAGTCATGTGTTCTTCTCCTTGAGTTTGGCTTCGGCCCATTGCATACCAACTTGAAAATCTGGCGAGTATTCATACAACGGTAGCGGTAAATCATCTGGCGTCAGCCCAACCCATTGCCGCTGTGCTGCGGGTGGGGTGGTGTAGAGGGCCTTGGCCGCATCGCGGTAGTGCTTTGCCCCGCTGATCGCCACACGCTTTGCGTCTTCATCCCGAAGGCAGTGTGATGCGTCCTCAAGCTCTGCCGCTGCGTTCATGACCAGTGCAAACCACGCTGACGCATTCGACACAGGCTCCTGCACAGGCGCTGCGGGTGGGGTGGTGTAGAGGGGCTCAATTTCAATTCTTGGGTCTGGGTTCTCACTTGTGTCTGTATGAACCACCCATCCAGTGATTACTTGACCATCTCTGTTTCTCATTCGACTGCGATACGCCACAGGCTCCTGCACAGGTGCTGGCTGGTAAATGTCTTCAAGCGGTATCGGTTTAGCCATCAGCTTCTCGCCATCCCACCAGACCTTTGACACCTGAGTGCCACCAGCAGGCTCATAGTCCAACCCCAACTCTCTGGCGTTCTCTGCCATTTTGTCGAGGGCACGGGCTTGCTTGATGGCGGCGTCCAGTTTTTCAACAGCATCTTGCAGATAATCCGACAACGAATCCTTGCCGCAAAAGCAGCGGTTGTATTCGCCTTCGTCATGAAGGAAACAGTTGTCTCCATGTGGACGCAAGTTGTCTTGTGCGACTTCCAACGCCTCCAGCGCCAAGTCCAATGCTTCGTCTTTGGTCATTTGATCTCCTTGATGTAGGCCGTCAAGCGCCTGACCTGTGTCTCGCGGTACTTGCACATGGAGTCGGCATATTCACGGGCGGTCTGGGCTTGCAGCAGCCTGCGCTTGCTGTCCTCCAGTTCACGCAGTGCCAGTTCCTCGGCGGTCGGGGTCGTCCACAGCTTCTTCAGTTGTTCAAACATTTAGTTGCCTCTTTCAAAATCTCTTGCCGCTCACGGGCGGCGCGGAGGGTTGAGTAGCGCTGGTGCAGGCGCTCGAGCACCGTCACGCGTTTGGTCGTTGCGCGTTCTTCGTTCAGCAGCGCCAGCACGTCGTCTTCCGACATGAGCGCGAGCTTGTCATTTAGTTTTCGCCAAGTAAGCATTGATCTTTTCCTCCAGTTTCTGTACCTCGTTGTCCGTGCGCATGTAACTGCGCACAGCCGCGTTCATCTGCCGCTCTTTGTGCTTGGCCTCTGACCGCGCCGCTTTGAGCTTAGCCTTCCACATATCTATTCGTTTCATTTCAACGCCTCCAGTGCGATCTCAGACACAGAGCGCTTGTCATGCAACGCCCCCCAAATTTTCTCGTCCACAGTGTTCTCAGTCATCAGTGCGTACACCCACACATCGCGCTGCTGGCCTGAACGGTGCAGACGGCCAACGGTCTGTTCGTACAACTCCAGACTCCACGGCAAGGACAGAAACACCATGTGACAGCCTCCGTGCTGCAAGTTGAGGCCGTGGCCTGCTGACTTAGGGTGGATGGCAAACAGCTCGACTTGGCCGTTGTTCCAGCGCTCAATTGCTCGGTCGTCATCGAGCGTTGTGATACGAAATCTACGCTTAAGCTCGGCCAGTTCTTCTTGGTAGTTGTAGACGATGAGGGTGTTGGCATGTTGGTTCTCGGATAACAGGTCTTCTAACGCGTCAAACTTGTGCGGGCTGAACCACACCGGCTCTGGCGTGTACACAAACCCGCCAGCCATCTGCTGGAGCTTTTGCGTCACAACAGCCGCGTTGATCGCCACCGCCGCCTGAGCGCCAAACTCAACCACAAAGTCTTTCTTCATGGTGTTGTACTCAGTCATGTCCATCTTGCAGCGCAACTCAACGGTGTGGCATGGCGGCAGCTTGTCCTTGTACTCGCCCGGCTCCAGCACAAACGTCGCGGGCTTGATGCGCTTCATCACCAAGGGCAGCGACTCAGGGCGGGGCTCCCAGTCGTTGAATTCCTTATTGATTAAATAGAAGTATTGCTGCTGGAACGCGCCCTTGGAGCGGCCCAGCAGGCTCTGGTCCACGATCTTGCACTGACCGAACACGTCCTCTAAGCCGTTGCTGGTGAACGAGCCAGTCAAGCCCCAGCGCACGGTGATCGGGTCCATGACCTTGAGCAGTGCCTTAAACCGCGTGCCGGACGGGTTCTTGAGCTTGGTCAGCTCGTCGAACACGATAGCGTCGAAGTTCAGCTTCTGATCGGCCAGCCACTGGATGTTGTCGTAGTTGGTCACCACGATGCGGGCGTTGCTGTTAAGCGCAGCCTTACGCTGGGCTGGCGTGCCCACAGCCACAGCGATGGAGGCCATCGGCGCCCACTTAGGCGCTTCGACAGGCCACACGTCGGTGCACACGCGCTTAGGGGCCAGCACGAGAAAGCGCTTGACGTGCTCGTCGCGCAGCATCTCCCACATGGCTGTCAGCGTGATGGCTGTCTTGCCAGCGCCCACCGGCGCTAGGATCATGGCGCGGTCGTGCTCGTACAAGAAGTCAGCCGCTGTCTCTTGGTAGTCACGCAGTTTCACTTGCGGCTTTCCAACTCGATCAGCAGCTCGATGTAGTGCTTGGCCTTTTCCAGATCAGCGATGCCGTTTTTCTTGCGCCAGCGTGAC